GCTACTAGCATAAAACCTAAACTTTCTTTCAATCACCCCTGCAAAGAATTAGTATGGTTCTGTGCTTCAAGCCACTCAGCCACTAAAGCAACTATTAATAATAACTGGGTTAACTATTCAACAGGTACTAATGGATATGCCGCAGGTAATTCGGAATTATTCAAAGAGACAAGTGCAATAACTTCTACCAATCCTATAAAAACTGCTAAACTCGTATTAAATGGAAATGACCGTTTCTCCGCAAGACCTGGCTCTTATTTTAATTTAATACAACCGTTTCAGCACCACGAAAATATACCTTCAAATTCGGGTATTAACGTTTATTCATTCGCTCTAAAACCTGAAGAACATCAACCAAGTGGCACTCTTAACATGTCTCGTATTGATACCGCTGTTCTCAATTTAGATGTTACCTCGAGTATGACTGGCTCGAAAAATCTTCATGTATATGCTGTAAATTACAACGTTCTTCGCATACTTTCGGGTATGGGCGGCCTTGCTTATTCAAATTAAATTATATTATTTATATATGTTGTTAAATTGCTATAATGTTTCTTTTTTTTTTCTCCTCTAATAGTATAAAGAATATAGCGTAAATGGGTGGTGGTCTTCTTCAATTAGTTGCTTATGGTGCTCAGGATGTTTATTTAACTGGTAATCCTCAAATTACCTTTTTCAAAGTAGTTTATCGTCGTCATACTAACTTCGCTATTGAAGCAATTCAACAAACAGCATCGGGAAGTAATTCTCTCGGTTCTCGTGCCACTTATCAAATAACTCGCAATGGTGATTTAATACATAGAGTATATTTTTACGGAAAATTAAAAAATACCTCTACTGATAAGCATTTAGCGTTAGTTCCTAATGTTGGGCAAAAATTATTAAAAACCGTTGAATTAGAAATCGGCGGACAACGTATAGATAAGCATTATTCAGAATGGCTTTACATATGGAATGAACTTTCCTTACCATATGGCAAACGCGAAGGATATTATAAAATGATTGGTGCAAATAAAGAAAATTGCTGTTCTGAATTAGCAGAAGCAACTTCTTACGAATTATATGTTCCTCTAGAATTTTGGTTCTGCCGCAATGTAGGTCTCGCGCTTCCCTTAATCGCCTTACAATATCACGAAGTAAAAATAAATATTGAATATGAATCTGCTGATAACTTATGTGACTCTAATGCTTCTAACTATTGTGTAGAACAAGATAAACCCGATGGCGTACCTAATAATAATACTATTTTCTCTACTACCAAATCAGTATTAACTTTAGATGAACCAACATTATGGGTTGATTATATATTCTTAGATACTGATGAACGCAGAAGATTCGCCCAATTATCACACGAATATTTAATAGAACAATTACAATTTACCGGAACCGACACTATAACCACTTCGGGAAATAATTCTGATTCCATGAAAAGTCTAAGAATGAATTTCAATCATCCTTGTAAAGAACTTGTATGGACTATTAAAAAATCAGACGAATCGTCTGTATATTGGAATAACTTTTCAACATCTGTAAGAGATGCTAATGCTGGAACTGGCACAGGTAATACTTATAATAACTATGTAACCTCGACTAATCCCGTAATGCAAGCAAAAATAATGCTTAACGGAAATGATCGTTTTGCTACAAGACAAGGCGAATATTTCTCATTAGTCCAACCCTATCAACATCACGAAAACACTCCCGATATGTACCACAAGGGCATCAACGTATATTCATTCGCTCTTAAACCCGAAGAACATCAACCAAGTGGCACTCTCAATATGTCTCGTATTGATACCGCGGTTCTATCGTTGTCATCTAAAATTACTGGAACTATATTTATATTTGCGGTAAATTACAATGTCTTGAGAATATTATCTGGTATGGGCGGTCTTGCTTATTCCAATTAAATATGATATCTATGATATCTATGATATCTATGATATCTGCGATACCCACAATACAATATTTTCGTTTTTTAATTTATAATTATTATCAATAGATAATATTATATTATATAAAACTTTTGATATTTGTATTGATGTCTTATGGATATCGTTATTTGACCAATTATTTTTATTTTTTTCATTAAAATAATATGAAATAATATCTTCTAAATAAGGCAAAAATCCTTTATTCATTGAATTGGTATATTTATACGCATTTATTTTATATCTCATATACAAAAATTCTTTATCTGTAAGAATTTTGTAGTTTTTAAAACTTTTCTTAACCTTATTTAGTATTTTCTTATAATCATTATTAATCTCATAACTAACTTTTTTAATTAAATAAGATTTTTACATATCACAATTATACTTATTTCTTTTATCTTCGACTATACTTTTTAAATTTGTCTCTTTTTAACAAAGATATTAGACGACTTATTTATTTCACTCAACTTGTTGAGTTCATAATAGCCTTGCAAATACCTAACAATTTGCGGGTAGCATATTAAAGTTTAATATATTTTATAAAACTAAAAAAAATAAATCTATTTTTATATTATAAATAATAAATTATCATATAACTTAATCGTCGCTGATAATAATATCATTTAGATAAGGTTCGAGAATTTCATTAACAATAAACTCTGGTTTAAATTCATCGTAATTCATAAATATTTTTAGAAGTTGTTCTGAAAATCCCGATACAATAGCAGTCCCTTCGGTATCGCAATTAACAGGGAAAATTTCATTGCTGTCTGAATTAAGATTCCAAAATATAAACTTGGGTGCTTTATAATTATTTTTATTATATAGTTTAACAATACTTTTATAAACAGTATCCAGATTATTAGCATTCGCATTCGCATTGTTAAATTGCATATCTGTAAATACAAATAGTTTTGATGGCATTTTATCTTGTGTAACGTTGTATTTAATAGCGTAGTTAATAATTTCCTCATTACATTTTACAAAATCAGTACTATATCCAAAATTAATTTTCATTATGTTTTTAATACATTCATGAAGAGTAGGAATGACTTTGTCCTCATTATCTTTATTTACATAACTAATCAAATCTACAAGTTGCGGTTCTTCACTAAATGTAATAATTTTATTAGCAAAATTTCCCTTACAACACAATGATGTAATAATACCTAGTGCGATGGCTACTTGTGCCGGAATACTTCCATTTTTAGCATTAAACATAGAACCTGATACATCAACTATAGAAATAGCATTATCAAAATTTCCTGACTTTTTAACATTCTCTACAATTGTTCTCCATTGCATCTCCGTTGTTTGACAGAGTTCATTATTATCGATTTTATCCAACTCTTTAATATAAACACCTATCAATTCGTGAGGAAGAATACCCGCTACATTAATTTTTTTAACATTATTGCGTACATCTTCCAGATATTTACTATATCTTTCTTTATCATGATTAATAAAAGCCTTCTTCAATCTATTTGAAGCAACCCCTGGAACATTTTCATATTTAATAGTTTCCCATTTATTTTCACACATATTCGCTTCAACAATATCTATCTTTTTCCTCAAAGGTACTAAATAATCCTTCCTATATTTTTCCATCTTACACATATCTTTACTTCCGTAGATAAATGAAGCAACTTTCTTTGCATATTGTCTTCTTTTGTCATACTTATCATTTTCACTTGGAGCCCATTTAGCACATAGAGAAATTGGTAGATTATTTTCCAAATTCATCTTATCATTAATTAATTTTTGAGCAATAATATTTAATTCAAATTTATGTTCTATGCTTTTCAATTTATAACTTATATAATGTAAATCTTTCCAACAACCATATTTTTCAATATAATTATTAATATTATACATATATGTGTTTAATTTATTTTTACGCAACCAAATCATAGCATCATTAGCAATCTTCTTCTCTTTTTTTCCCTTTAATCTATCACGACCATTAAAAATAATCGCCACAGTTTTTTTAGGGTTTTCTTCCCAACATTTTTCTAGATACTTATTACTTACTTTAATATCCAAATCTCTTACAAACAACATAAAATAATCTACAATATAACTCCCTGTTGTTTTTAAAGCATTTCCGTCATTCGCAGTTTTTGTTAAAACACTTCTAACATTAGGAGTTTCCATCGTATATATAGTATATATGATACTATATATTTATATCAATTTTTATTATTTATTATAATATGTAAAAAAATAAATGATAATGTTTATTTATCAAACAGATGCTGCGAGTTTACTTGCGGATGGAGGAAAATGATGAGAAATTAGTTTTTGTAGAATGAAATAATTGATATCTTCTTTATCTCCTACGTTTAGGATTTTCTTAAGTTTATCATCAGGAAGAATGAATCGCTTATTTTCAGGTTTATTTAGATTATGCTCTTTAACATACGAGTTGATAAATCTGGTAATATCAGTTCGCGATTTCTCAGTTCCATGAGGAACTCCGATGAAATCACATAGTTCATCTGATATTTTGTTAGGTTTGGCAAAACCCGACGGTGAATTTTTAGCATTCTGTCGTTTTTTCTGCGCCTTCTCAATTATCTTCTGTTGTTTCTCATAATCTTTGCTCAAAACTTTTAGAAGATTTTGAACTTCTTTGAAATTAACAAATAATGTATTAACTTTCTCAATAATTACAGAAACCGCATTATCTTTAACTTGCGACGGTTCAACGCCTACCGCTTCACCTTCGGTTTTCATAATAGGAACACTTAGAGATACTGGAGTAACAACTGATTCTGTGGGTACAGAGGGTACTGAGGGTACTACTGTTCCCGCGGGTGTTGCTGTCGCCAAAGGCAATTTAGTAGCAACTTGCTTTTTAGGTGCTTGTTTTGTTTCAGTCGCCGGTGATGGAAGAGGTACTTGAGTCGCTTTTTTTGACGCCATTATATTCACTTTATGAATACATATATAATTATATGTTTATATCATTTTATAAGAGCATAATTATAATTTATTTACAATAAATAAACATATGAAAATAAAAAGGGTAGGAACATACTTAACAGGGTTTAAATATTACAATTATAATAATGAAGAGATTATAGATGATATAAAAATAACTAATATAAAAAAATTAAAAATTCCTCCATGTTACAATAATGTAGTTATATTAAATAATAAAAAAATAGTAGCATATGGATATGATAGCAAGGGGAGAAAACAGGTTGTATACAATACAAAATATATTGAAAAACAAAATGAAAAAAAATATGATAAAATAGAGCGTTATGATAAATATTTTATTAAGATTAAAAAACATGTATCGACGGATTTAAAATCGTCCGATGAAAAAAATAAAATTATCGCTATTATAATAACATTGATATTAACATGCGGTTTTAGAATAGGTAATAAAATATATGAAAAACAAAATAAATCTTATGGAATAACTACTCTCAATTATTCACATATTAAACTAATTCAGGACAATGGCGACAATTGTATATTATTTGATTTTATAGGTAAAAAAGGTGTACGTAATGAGGCTATATGTAAAAATAAATATATATATGAATATTTATTTAAAAAAATAAATGATATTAATCATAAAAATGCAAAAGACTATATATTTAAATATAATAATAGACGTATAAATGCCGATGATGTAAATAGTTATTTAATGGATAAATTAAAAGTCAACATAACTACAAAAGATTTGCGAACGTGGAACGCTAATTATCTGTTTAATAAATATTTACATAAATGTAAGAATGAAAAAAATCCTATTAAACGAGCAATAGAATTAACTTCGCAAGAATTACATAATACAACTAATGTATGTAAAAAAAGTTATATTGACCCTAAAATAATTGATAAGGCAAGACAAATAGTATAATAATAAAAATTGACTTTTTTATTATTATATAATAATAAGATAAATATTATAAAACAATATGGATATTGAGATTATTAATAAGAATATTGAAGATATGCTTATAGATAGAGGAGAAGATGTTTTATCTTTTAAAGAAATGTTATTATCCTTAAATAAGGAAGATTTTGAAACAGATAAAACCGTTATAAATGTTCAAACATTAAAAACTACTATTCTATATGCACTTTCTAAAAATTTGAGAAAAATAATAATAAATGAATTAAAAGAAAAATTAAAGGAAGGTGATAATATTAATGAGTTTACTAATAAATATGGTGGTAAAAATAATATAATTATAGTATTCAATAATGAATCCATATCAACTGCTGTAAAATCTCAATTAAATAAATACGATAAAATATTTCAAAAAAACGGAGGACATCTTCAATATTTTAGTTCCCAACAATTAATGTTTAATCCGACAAAACACGAATATGTTCCTAAACATACTAAACTTACAGACGAAGAAGTAAAAGATTTTATGAAAGAGTATCTGACGCGCAGTAAGATGCATATGCATAATATATTACAAAACGACCCTATTGCTAAATGGATAGGTTTAAAGCACGGAGATATCGTTAGAATAGATAGATATAATGAAAATAGCGGCGAGTCTTTTTCTTATAGATCTTGTATTTAAATAAATATATTATATCTATAAAATAATAGAGTATTATAAATATAATTAATGACACATAACATTACACGCGAAGGTTTATATCATTATGACACTTTAAGAAAAAATTTAGAAGATTTACAAAAAAAAATATTTTTAGGTAAAAAACCTGGAACTCCTGGAACTTCCGATGATTTTCAAACAAATTTTGATATATTATTTCCAAATATTAATACTATTTATGATAATATTTCTAATAAAATTACAATAAGCGTAACAGGCGAAACAAGTACGACATTTCATTCTAATAATGTAAGTTTAAAACTTTTATTGCATAATTCGCTGTATCCTTATTTACATCAAACAAAAAGGCTCACATCAAATACTATTCAAAATGAACATATTACAACAACAGCAACTCCAAAAGATCATTTATGTTTTATTAAATTTAATGCTGCTGCTGCTACGGCTTCGGGTATTGCTCCAGATGTAAGTGTTATAAATAATATATTATATTCTATTTGTCTTATTGACATATTTATAAAAATAACAATGGCATTAAAAAACTGTTATTTAACTAATAGCAATCTATTTGAATCTTTTAATGATACTACAAAAATATATATTGTTGAAAAAAAATTAAAATCAACACACGACGCTACTACACCTAGAGGGTTATTTATGGATACAAGTAATACAATTCCAGGTGCTTATAGACCTCTTGATGCTATTTATTTATATATTGGAGATTTATTAAATATTTTTAATGATGAAGATATTAAAGCAGTTTTAAGTTTAAATGGAGGGTATGAGAGTGCAAATAATGACAAAGGTAGTATTACAAATAATACGTTTACAGAGGATGATAAATTAAATACAGCATCCTTAGCGGGAGGTGGTAAATATATTTTCAATTGCCTATATTTATATAATAATTATTCTCAATCAACATCTACAGGGACAAAAGCAGAAAAGGAAGCAGATGGGGCAGGTAAAAATTATGAAAATAATATCTATTTAATAAGAATTTTTTTGGAAATGATTAAAAATATAAAAGGTGGGGCAGAATTTAATACGACAATTAATTATTTATATATATATTTATTATGTTTAAAATCAATCTTATTATCATCAATTAGAGCAGCAAATATATTTTATAATAATAAACACGATTTAGATGCAATCGCAATATCTTACGATGATATTTTTTCATCCGGGGCCGCCACCGCAGGTGGAACGGATTGTAGTAAATTAGATATTAAAGGGTTCGTTAAAGCAAAATCTTCAATAACATTTAGCGATGCGGCAAGTTGTATAGCATCAACAAAAATAATTCCATCTGATACTACAACGCCTAACATATATAAGTATATATTATATAGAAAACTTTCTGGAGCATCCACTAATGAAACTATATTTAAAGAAAAAGATAAACTTTTATATGAAGCAATATCTAATACTAGTAGATCTAATATTAATGAATCAGCAACAAGTTTAGGTATTGAATCTTATGAACTATTTAATACAAAATTTACTGTAAAAGGAGATTATATAATAACAAGTTATGCTCCTGGCAATTCTGCAAATTCAATAGATAATGAAAGTGTTTTTAAGATTTCAACAGGTGTTAATTATGAAAGTATTAAAAATATGTTTATACTAAATAAAACAAATGAATTTAATAGAAAATATAGAATTAAAATAAGCACAGATAATCGCGGATATAAGGTAACCAATTTTAGTGTATATAACAGCGGTCCTAATAGTATTAAAAATGTAACTATAACTCTAGAGCCAAAAGATAAAACTGAACAAAATAGGATATTATATGATGATGTTACTGATAACAAAACAAAGAGTGGTTCTGTTACAATAGTAAAAATAACTAGCGAAGATATAAACAACGAATATGAATCTATAGTAACGAAGACTGATAGTGCTGAACAAAATATTAACTTTTACAAAACTAAAATTAAGAATAATACTACCTTATATGAATTACATAAATCTAAAAATAATTTACTATTTAATCAAACAATTTCTTATGTAGTTATTATAGCAATAATAATATCTGTTTTAATAATTGTAAATATTGCTGGTGTTGAAAAATCTCTTATCAAATCAGTTACATTAGTATGTTTTGGTGCTATAATATTACTGTTTATGAGTTATTACATAACAAATACATTATATATAGAAGAGGGATTTAGTAATAGCGATTATACTGGTTATGAGTTATGTCCAGTATCTCATTGCACAAATACTGCCACAAACGAAGCAAATGGTTTAATAAAAGAAAATAATGACACGATTTTACAAAAGAAAAAGGATTATGTTGTAAATTTTTTAAATGATAATGCAAAAGAACTAATTATATTAATTAATTTAGTAAAACCAACAATTGTCAATGATTCTCTAAAAGATAATAACACTAAATTAGTTACAATGTCTAATAATATATATAATGAAAAGAAATATGTAAAAGATGTTCTAAGTAATAAAAAATCTGATAGTGATATGAATCTTGACGTTCTTAGATATGAAAATAAAAATTATGATGTATATATAGTATGTATTTTATTCTTATCGCTAATATTAATTAGTGCTTATACTATAAATATATATACTGATAATAAATATTTAGATTTATTAATATTAATAATTACAATATTAATCGTATGCCTATTTACATATTTCATATTATATACTAATAGAATAGTTAGAACAGTATCTACAAACTATTATTGGGGTAAAGAGTATGATACCGAATACCCAATATAAAAATTAAATATTAAGATTTGTTAATATTATTTATTTTTTATTATTTAATATTAAATATTATATACTAGAAGGCTAATAAATATAAACTGAGTATATAAAAAATACTTATGAATAATGTATATATATTATTAAATTAACAATATGAAAAAGGATTCAGGAGATAATCCACAAGAAACAGCAGATGCTAAAGATAAAGACGAAACCGAAAATACAGAAGATACAGAATATAAAGAAGACACAGAAGATACAGAAGATACTGAATATAAAGAAGACACGGAAGATACAGAAGATACTGAATATAAAGAAGAAACAGAAGAAACGGAAGAAGCAGAAGATATAGATGATGAAGAACTCGAAGAGTATGATGATACGACTGAATATATTATTAATAAGGATATTAAATACGAGTTAAAGAATGAAGAATATAATAATAATTTCAATAAATTTCAAGAAGAGAATAATAATCAAATGATATATCTTATTTTAAATGCGAATAATAATAAAAAGAGCGATTCTAAGAATAAATGTAATAATGGTTTGAATCTAACCAAACACCCTATTAATAAAAAAACTTATAAATTTTATAACAAATATAGTATAAATGAAAAGAAATATTTTGATATTTTGTCAGAAGAGGATAAGGCAAAACTTATAGAAAATGAGGATATTGTAGAAAACACAGATATAACATATGGTGTTCCAATGCGTTTTAAAATATTGAATTCTGATATAAATATTAGAACAAAAAAAAGCATAATATGGAAAATTGAAAGTTTAAATAAAATGAGTAGTAATTCTTCAGAATATTACAAGTTAAGTTCGTGGATATCATCTTTAAATAACATACCTTTTAATAAGTTTTATGAGATACCTATAAAGATTACAGATGGTAATGAAAAAATATGTAATTTTTTAAATAATATTAGAGTTCGCATGGACGAAACAATATTCGGTCACAAGGATGCCAAAGAACAAATTATTAGGGTATTAGCACAATTAATATCATTTCCTAGAGCAACTGGATATATTATAGGTATTCAAGGTAGTGCTGGTGTTGGAAAAACAAAACTTATTAAAGAAGGCATCTGTAATGCTTTGAATTATCCAAATGCTTTTATATCTCTAAGTGGAACAGATGATTCGTCGTTTTTAAAAGGCCATTCTTATACTTACGAAGGTTCTTTGTATGGTAAAATATGTGAATCTCTTATGAAAACAGGAATTATGAATCCGCTTTTTTTATTTGATGAATTAGACAAGGTATCAAATACTTATAAAGGACAAGAAATAATCAATACTCTAATACATATAACAGACCCTGTTCAAAATGATAAATTTAATGACAGATATTTTGAAGAAATAGATATAGACATATCACGTTCAATGATTATATTTACATACAATGATGATTCTCTAATAAATCCAATTTTAAAAGATAGGATGATTGTTATAAATGTGAATGGATATGATAATGAAGAAAAACTTATATTAGCAGCCGATTATATTGTTCCCGAGATATTGAAACAGTATAATTTAAATAAAGGAGATATAATATTTAGCACTGAATTATTAAGACATATTATTAATAATATTGAGAAGGAGGATGGCGTTCGAAATTTAAAGAGGGCTATAAATAACATAGTATCATGGATTAATATGATGAGATATGTACCTATAGATTTAATTAAAATAAGTATCCCATATACAGTATCTATATTGTTTTACGATACTTATTGTAAAAAAAATAATAATACGATATCTATAGCAAAATATAATTCTATATATTTATAATTTAATATTTTGATATTTTTTATACTCATATTTAATAGTATTAGATTGAATAATTTTAGATATGAGTAAAGGCAATAGTTTTATATTTTTTGGTTGTTGGAATAATATAAATTGTAAGAAGGATTTTATATATCGTGACATAGTATTAAATAGCATTAAAACGTTTGAAAATGAAATAGAAGATATGTTTATAGCAGGCGATAA